TAATTGATCCGGGCCATTGGCCCGGACGGATTAAAGCACGCATTTAAACAGGCGGGCAATCCTTTTCCGGCTTGAACCTGTTATATTCGGGAAATGCAACCCGTAGTTTGTGGTCTCGCCAGTATAAAAATCCGCCTCATTGTAAAAGGTGAGCCATCTGGCTTGCCTGATATCGCTGCAACTTGCTTCGCAGTGTCCTGCGTTGAACCGTAAGAAGTCATAGGCTTCCCGCAGGGAAACATCCTGCATTGTGAAGCCGATACCTTCAATTTCACCGCGTTCCGCGCTTTCTTCGGTTGTCGTTTCAAACGTCACGTTAAACAGCATTGCCTTACCCTTCCGTTGCCATAACCAAGCGGCGGATCATCCCGCCGTTTGGCGATGGCACCGCCCGCCGTTTAATCCGCCGGGGGGTGCAATCGGTTGAGCCCGTTATAAATCACGGTGCCCTTGATTGCCCTTCTCGCCGCATGTGAGACCTTGCCAACCCCGCCGGGATATCGGTGGAGAACATGCCGGGGGGTGCCGTTGCGGTCACGATGGACACTGGCATTGCCGGGGGTTGGGAAAAGGTCTCGCCGTCATGCCGGGGCTCTTAGGCTGTGTCCGGAAATCAGGCTGGTAAGAGAGGGTCGCGCCGTTCCCGCCGTTTTGATCGGCTATCCGGGGGTTAGCGTCAACGGTATGGCGCGCAACCCAGAAAGCTGTCGCCCCGGCGGGGCGGCTCGTCGTCGTTCACAATGTCAATCAGCAGGTAGTGGCCAAACAATGCCAATGGTCCGGGGTGCTGTAAACAATTATTTTCAGTCCAATGATTTCAATGGGTTACGAGTGCCGGGAATGTGTAAATCAGGGGTGTTTGGCCGATAAAGCGCGCAGAGATTCGCTAATGATTTCAATCACTTGCGAGTGATTTGCGCGTTTAAATGGGGCGTTTGGCCGATTGTTTGGCCGATTATGGGATATCTGAGATGGAATGTTACAATTGTGGATAACCATAAGGGGAAGCAATTTTTGAGACCCCGGAAAAGCCGCCCGGCGATTGAGGGGATAAGAGCCCATGAAAGACACAATAGACCACAACAAGCCCAAGCTTGCCTTAGTTGCCAGTGATGGAATCCCCAAGGGGACGACAAACAAAAGGACTGGAAAGCTTCCGAATGGCCTAACTGTTAAGCAGGAAGCCTTTGCCCAAGCGCTTGCTAGTGGCTTGAGCAATGCAGACAGTTACCGCGCCGCGTATGACGCTACGTCAATGAAAGATAACTCTATCCATGCGGAAGCTTCCCGGCTTGCAGCGTCCCCTACGATAAGCGCAAGGGTGAGGGAAATATTGGATGGAAAAGCAATCAAGAATAGCATGTTTGCGGATCGACAAAGGGAAAAGCATTCCGACAAGGTATGGCGCACGCTATGGGCAATGGTTGACGCAGCGGAAACGCCACCCGCCGTCAAAGCAAGCCTGCTATCCCTAGGTGCAAAAGCTGCCGGAATGCTTACAGACAAGGTTGAGATTGATCAAAAAGTTACGGACTCAAAGAGCATAGAGGCCGAGATTCTTGAACGACTTCAACGACTTAGCGCATAGCGGTTCGTTAATTGGAAATAAGCGCGCCTTCACTGGCACAGGCAAAGCATGTAAACGCTGGCACAGAACGGGAACAAAAGGGGAACAAAGGCAGAACACCCCTGCCGCCGGGGGAGAGCCCGTATGCGCGCTGAGCCTCGTCATGTGTATAACATAGTATTCCACCCAAACAATCCTCATTTTTTTCAAAAACCCCAGCCCTTATTTCCCACCCTAACCCCCTAATTTCATTGAACATTTACATTCAAAAAGGGGGGCACGGTATATTTTAAAAAATTAAACACCTTGGGGTTGAGAATTGCTCTTTACCGAAGTCTTGCCGAAAAAGAGATCGGATGCCGTCTCCCTTGGCGTCAGGAGATACTACACGGGGAAGCCCTGCAAGAATGGGCATCTTGAATATCGGGATATCAAGCATGGCTGTCGCGGATGTAGGCGCGAGAAGGAGAGGGCTTGGAAAAAGACAGGGAAGGGCAGGGAGGTAAGAAGGGAGGCAGAGAGGAGATATCGGTCCAGCCCGAAGGGAAGGGAAAAAGCAGCACTCCGAAAGAAAAAGTGCCTAGAAAAAATTAAGGCAGACCCTGTTCTTTTCGAGGTCTACAAGGCCAAGCAAAAGGAACGCAAGAGAAGATACCTCACCACCTCATCTGGGAAAGCTTCCCAGAAGCGGAAAAGTTTCTTTAATGAAGAAAAGATAAGGCTTGCAACCCCGAAGTGGTGTGACAAGACTACCATTAATAATTTCATTTCAAACTGCCCCGAAGGCCACCATGTCGATCACATCATCCCTCTCCGAGGCGGCACTGTTTGGGGTTTAAATATCCCCGAAAACCTCCAATACCTCCCCGCCCAAGAGAACATCCTCAAGTCCAACAAGGTCGATCCTCTTTCTCTCGAAGCTGTTGTTTGCGTGCTGCCTGCATACCGAAGCTATTGATTTTTGTTTTGGCAGGTTGTGATTTAAAATTATGTCATGGCGAGCAAGCAAAAAACAAAAAAGATGAAGCGTATGCGTGGTGGTGGAATGACCTCCACCAGCACTTCAAAAGGCCCCGGCGGTGGCATGATGGGTGGTTCTGGCTCTGGTGGCTCGTCCAGAACGGCACCATCAAAAGCATCCTCCAGCAGCCCCGCGTCAAGCAAATCCACATCAAAACCTTCACCATCAGGCAGTGGTAACAAGTCCGGTGTTGGTGGCGGAGGTGGCGGTGGTGGCGGAGCATCTGGCTCTCGTGGTTCCTCTATTGGCGCACCCGTTGGTCGTTCTTCCGGCACTCAAGCAAAGGGTAACGCCCCCTCTGGTAACAAAACTGTTGTGGGCGGAGGCGGAGGTGGTGGCGGCGGCTCTACTGGATCTCGCGGCTCCTCAACTGTGAAGCCTGCGCCCATTGAATCTGGCAAAAGATTCGGCCCCATGTCTCCTGATGTTCAGGACATGCGTAAGTGGCAGGGTCCTCCTGATCCGCAAGCTGCGTATGAAAAGGCAATGATTGATTATGGGCAGAGGATGAGTGAAATGAGTAGGTTGCAGGACCAGCGAGACCTCTCTGAGGTTTCTGGTTATCTTTCTCCTACCGGAGCCCATTATGGCCCAACCCGCGCCCAGCTTGGGCGTGAAATTGACACAATGCGGCAGAACATGGCCAATGCAATGTCTCTTCGCGACAAGAATGCTGATCGTCGGAGGACGCCCGATCCAAGTGCTGCTCCCTTCCGGCAAGAAGTTTCCGGGATGCTGCCAGCTTCAAGGCTTCCATCTCAGGCAAGCAGATCCACCTCTGGCCCTGTCAACAGGCTTTCTGGCAATCAAGCTTTCCAGAACAGAATGGCTGCTGAAAGTGTGAAGAACAGAACAGATGTAAAAACGTCCGGACCCCGCACAAGAGGCGAAGAAGGACCTATGTTTAAACGTGGCGGGGTTGTCCGCAGAAAGAAAACAGGAAAATAATATGGCTGACAAACGCACCTTTAGCGACCGCAAGTATGATAAGCGCGTCCTCTACAAGCCGAGCCCCGAATCAAAGGAAATGGTAGAGAAATACGTTGCTCCTGCCGTCCTTGCGGGCATGAGCCTTATCCCGGTTGGCGGCGGTGCCGTAGGTGCAATGAGCCGTCTTTCAAAAGTCAGGCGTGCGGCCCCCGCTGTTGCCAAGGCCGAGAAGGTTTCGCAGTCTGGCGCTCGTCGCTACTCGGATGTGAATAGGGCCGATAAAATCACAAAGATGAAGGATCGCAAGGGTGTTGAGCGCCGTGATCCGATGGAACCCCGTGCGGCTTCCTCCTCTGAAAAAGGCTCTCAGTCTGGCGTTCGTCGTTATTCTGCCGTAGACAGTGCCAACAAAACTACAAGGATGAAGGATCGCAAGGGCGTAGAGCGCAAGGAGCAGAGGCCCGCAGGCAGGTCTATTATCCCTTCTGTTCGTGGCGGTGGCCCTGCTAAACGTCAGGGTTCTTCGGCACCCTCTATGGCGAGCACCGCTCAGTCCACCAAGGGCGCTGAGCTTTCTTCTATGTACATGCGGAACCCCACTCAGCGTGCCTATGATGCCTCGACATCCCCCAGAGGCGGTGGCCCGGAGAAGCGTCAGGGCTCTTCTGCCCCCTCTATGGCAAAGGCACCCATTCCGAAGGCAAAGCCTGCCAGCCTGAAAAAGAAGGCAGAGAAGCGTAAGCCTGAAAAGAAGTCCAAGACCCGCATCGCTTTTGAAAAGGAATTCGCTGCCGCTCGTAAGAAGGGCAAGAAGAAGTTCGCTTCGAAGCTGGGCAAGTACGGCACATACTCCACAAAGCTTAAGTAAACAAAGCAGCAACCTTTAATTTAAAACCCCGCAGGTTATGCTTGCGGGGTTTTTTTATTTGACACGAAGTTCTTTGGGTGTCAGAACGCAACATGTACCAGAAAGGATATTAATTTGTTCACAAGACTTGAACCACCAATGCCAGTCAACACAGTAAGGGGAGACGGTTATGCTTTTGCAGTTATTGATTATAGCTTCGAATCGGATCTTATCTGGGTCGTGGCACTCGATGAAAGCCGGGAGATCTGGTGCATCCCGAACGCTGAAGTGAGGATGCAGAAGAACTGGACAGCCGGGAGAAGGGATTGACCAATGATAAAGGTAGTGAAACAAACAGAGGAGATTACATGTAACCGCTGTGGTTATCAGGATGTCTGGATTCCTGAAACCCCGGACTACATAAAATGGGAGTGGGGTGAGTTTACCCAAGGTAATGAAAATAGCGGTTATAAGAAGATCATCATGGACATATGCCCGAAATGCACGAGGGAAGTGAAGAGTTGGATAAGGAACGGACGATGAAGAAATATATCGCTGCGCTGGCCTTCGGGGTCGTGATTTTTTCAACCCCGGCACTCGCTGGTAATGTGCGGGACATGGTTGCCGCAGAGGCCCGTAGACAGGGTGTGCCTGTGGGTTTGGCGGTTGCAATCGCGAAGGCTGAAAGCAATTTTAAGTGCAGTGCCGTGGGAAGAGCGGGGGAACGTGGTGTGATGCAAATCAAACCCCGTACCGCCCGTGGATTGGGATACAGGGGTTCAGCTTCTGGTTTAAACAATTGCGCTGTTGGCATCCGCTACGGTATGATCTACCTCAAGCAGGCCTATAGGAAGGCTGGCGGCAACATTTACCGCGCTGCCCTCCTGTATAATGCGGGGATTCATTCAAAGAGAAAGAACAGTGCCTATGCCAAAAAAATATCGGGAACCGTTGGACAAAAGTGATATCCTGCGACAGCTTGACGCAGATAATGTCGATTCTTCGATGATTTTAGTTGTGACAAATGAAGGGGACCGGATATATATGCACCCATTCGAGAACGACCTTTCGGCACTCGAATTTCTTGAACTCCTGACCAACGGGTTCCGGAATGATCTCATTGAAAAAGCTCTGAAGAGGATGGTGAATTGAATAAAGTTGACAATGAACAGGGTCTCGCTTACTGGGCAAACAATGCCAAGAAGGGCGAAAAGGCCTTGTATTATGAAGGCCTTCTTATGATGGACCGTAACCGTTATTTCCTCAACGGTGGTCTTGTCGGTGGTGAGCCAGAAAAGATCCGGGCCGCGAATTTCGCTTGGCGCTTGTATGAAGACGGTGTGATTAACCTCATCCAGAAGAAGAATAAGGCCTATTCCTATGACTACATCGCCATCAAGCGATAACGCGGTAGTTCTCGAAACCCGGTATGTGTGGGCCTCCACCATCCAAGAAGCCATGACAAAGGCTCAAGGGATGGTTGGCTGGAAGATCCAAGGTCATCCGGCACCCATGACTTGGAACGGCCAGTACGGCACTGGTGTATCAATAACAAGGATAAATGATGTCTAATTCAGAACTTCGTGTTGATATTTCGAAGCTTCGGGGGAAGAAGGTGATGATCGCCACCCCGATGTATGGCGGCATGGGCAATACCCTGTTTTTCTCAAGTGTCTTGCAGTTGCAATCAGTAATGATCGCGAACGGGATGCAGCTTCATCATTGCTTTATGATGAATGAAAGCCTGATCGACCGCGCCCGCAACGGCTTGGTTTATGACTACCTCACAAAGAGCGATGCTGATTATCTTCTTTTTGTGGATGCCGATATCCAGTTCCGCCCCGAAGATGTATTGGCTATGATGTCTTTTGAGAAGGAACTGATCTGCGGTCCTTATCCCAAGAAACATGTAAACTGGCCAGTCATTATCGAGGCTGTGAAAAGTGGGATTGAAGACCCCGCAACCCTCGAAAAGCTTGTCGGTGAGTATGTCTTCACACCGCTTAACGCCGACACCAAGATGGGGAAGATCATCAAGGTGTCAGAGGCTGGCACTGGCATGATGCTCATACACCGCTCTGTTTTTGCCAAGATGAAAGAGAAGTTCCCCGAAAACTATTATGTCTCTGATGATTCGAGGGTGCAGATCTCCGGGGAAAAGCGTGAGATGCACGCCTACTTCCGGACGGCAATTGTCGATAACAGATATCTTTCAGAAGACTATTATTTCTGCCACAAGTGGCGGGAGATCGGTGGGGATGTGTGGCTCTTTCCTTGGAGTCAATGTACCCACTACGGCACTTATGGGTTCCAAGGATCTGTTGGTCATCTTGTCGATGCTTTGAGGAAGATCAGTGAAAAGAAATCTTGAGGAAGAAATGGCCGCTGCTCTTGATGGGCAGTTCTTCTGGGAAAAAACCACGAAGTATGAAGACGCCAACACTGGATACATGGCAGAGATAAGGAGGGTCCAGAGAAAGTTTGCCAAGCCAGCACCAAAGCCCACGCCTATCTATGTGCCGTACATTGGCAAGGTGAAAACTGTTGACAAGCGCATTGAAGCCCTAAAGAAGATGCCGGATGAGTTCGAGAAGCTTCATGATGCTATCGCTGATCTCTACGGGATTTCAAAAAGGGAATTGGAAGGCGAAGGACCCCGCACAAAAACCTTTCCGGCCTACGTTCATTATGTGTGGTCTGCGGTAAGATACAATCCAAACGTAACGGTTGCAGAGATTGGCAAGAAAATCGGACGCCACCACAGCACCGTTATCTACCACAGAAACCACTTCGAGAGCAAAAAGCACCTATATCTTGACAACATCAAGATAATCGATGATATCTTCGATTATAAAGGGCCCGTTTAGTTAAGTGGCATAACATCGGTTTTGTAATCCGAGGTTGGGAGTTCGATTCTCTCAACGGGCACCATATAATTGGCGTATGAATTACGCCGAATTGATTGAAAAAATCCCCGAAAACGAGAAGCCGGAAATCCTCCGGCTTCTTCGCTTGTTGGATGAGGCAAAGCAGCGGGAAGCCGCTCAAGACAACTATCTTGACTTCGTAAAGCTCATGTGGCCCGGTTTTATATCGGGGCGGCACCACAAAATCATGGCAGAAGCCTTCGAGCGGGTGGCCAGAGGTGAGCTTAAGCGGCTCATCATCAATATGCCACCCCGCCACACCAAGTCTGAGTTTGCCTCATACCTCCTGCCAGCTTGGTTCCTTGGGAAATACCCAAACAAGAAGATCATCCAAACTGCCCATACAGCAGAGCTTGCGGTCGGATTCGGTCGGAAGGTGAGAAATCTCGTCGGCTCTGATGATTATCAAAAGATGTTTGGTGGCGTTGGGCTCCAGTCCGACTCGAAGGCCGCAGGCAGGTGGTCAACCAATAAGGGTGGTGAATACTTCGCTATCGGTGTGGGCGGTGCCGTGACGGGTAAGGGTGCCGATCTTCTGATTATCGATGACCCCCACTCCGAACAGGAAGCCATGATGGGCCAGTTCGATGTGTCGGTCTATGATAAGGTGTTTGAGTGGTATAGTTCTGGCCCCCGCCAGCGCCTACAGCCGGGTGGGGCCATTGTGATTGTCATGACCCGCTGGGCCAAAAGAGATCTCACAGGGCAGATTATCGATGCCTCAGTGAAGAAGGAGGGCTCAAGCGAGTGGGAGGTTATCGAACTCCCGGCAATCATGCCTTCTGGAGACCCTCTCTGGCCTGAATTTTGGTCCATAGACGAGCTTCAGAAGCTTAAAATCGAACTCCCGATCTCCAAGTGGGCGGCACAATACCAGCAAGATCCCACCTCTGAGGAAGGCGCTCTGATCAAGAGAGATTGGTGGAACATCTGGGAGGCAGATAAAGCCCCAAGTTGTAGTGCCGTGATTGTGGCTATGGACACTGCGTTCTCCAAAACAGAGCGCTCAGACTACTCCGCATGTGTGTGTTTCGGGGTTTTTGACCATCCAAACTCAGTGGGGAAACCCATTCCTAATCTTATCTTGCTTGATGCTTGGAAAGATAAACTGGAATTCCCGGAACTTAAGGCCACAACAGTACAGTATTACAAAGATTGGCAACCGGACATGTTTATTGTCGAAAAGAAGGCATCCGGAGCACCTCTGATTGCAGAACTCCGCAATGCTGGTATACCTGTGCAGGAATTCACCCCGACTCGGGCTACCGGAGACAAGATCGTTCGTGTAAACAGCATCACAGACATATTTGCATCTGGGGTTGTGTGGGCTCCGGATGAGCAATTTGCGATTGATGTGGTGGAGGAATGTGCGGCGTTTCCGTCTGGAGACCATGATGACTTCGTGGACGCCGTTACAATGGCCCTTATGCGGTTCAGGCAGGGTGGCTTTGCCATACCCACCGACGAAGATGATATTATTGAAACCCCGAAATTCCGCAAAGAACCCTATTACTGATACAATAGAGCAAATTGAGAAAGAAAAAGATGGCTGAGCCCTATATCCCGATTTCTCCGGAAACGCCTCCGATCAATGTTGAGATTCCTGAAGAAAATCTCGGCCCGAACATCACTCCTATGGAGGATGGCGGCGTTACTGTGGATTTTGGAGGTGTTTCGCCTGAGATTCAGCCTCCCGAAGATCACGCAGCGAATCTCGCTGAGATCATGGATGACTCCGATCTCGACGCAATTGCTGGCGATCTTATTTCAAGCTTCGAAGACGATTTAGACACCCGGGCAGACTGGGAAAAGGCCTATATTCAGGGTCTGGATCTCCTTGGTTTGAAGATTGAAGAGCGCACAATGCCTTGGCCGGGTGCCTGTGGTGTGTATCATCCCGTCCTCACTGAGGCCGTTATCCGGTTCCAAGCCCAAACTATTATGGAGGTTTTCCCCTCTCAAGGCCCCGTCCGGACTAAGATTGTTGGGAAGTCGAATGAAGAACTCCTGAAGCAGGCCCACCGCGTTCAGGAAGAGATGAATTTCATCGTCACGGAGAAGATGACCGACTACAGGTCCGAGACTGAGCAGCTTCTGTTCCGCCTCCCGCTTGCTGGTTCCGCCTTCCGCAAAGTCTACTACAACACAATCAACGACCGCCCCGCAGCAGTTTTTGTGCCTGCTGAGGACTTCGTTGTTGCCTACGGCACTACAGATCTCGCCGCTTGCCCGCGCTACACCCATGTAACGCGAACTTATCCGAATGAACTTCGGAAGCTACAGGTTAGTGGTTTTTACCGGGACATTGATATTCCCGTTCCTTCTCCAGACTACTCTAGCCTTCAAAAGAAGTATGACAAGGTAAAGGGCGAGACCCCATCTTTCACAGACGACACCCGGCACACAATCCTTGAGATGTGTGTTGACCTTGATCTTCCGGGTTTTGAAAACCCCGATGGTATCGAACTCCCCTATGTTGTTACTATCGAAAAATCCAGCCGCGAAGTTCTCGCAATCCGCCGTAACTGGCGGGAAGGAGACCCCGCATTTGAGAAGAGGCAATATTTTGTCCATTATCAGTACCTTCCGGGCCTCGGTTTCTACGGCACTGGGCTCATTCACCTTATTGGGGGAATCGCTAAAAGCGCCACTTCAATCCTCCGCCAACTTGTTGATGCTGGCACTCTGTCAAACCTACCGGGAGGACTTAAGGCACGCGGACTCCGGATCAAAGGAGATGACAACCCGATCATGCCGGGAGAATTCCGGGACGTAGACGTTGCTTCTGGCAATATCCGGGACTCGATCACCTTCCTCCCCTACAAAGAACCTTCGAGCGTTCTTTACCAGCTTCTCGGAAACCTTGTTGACGAAGGCAGACGTATTGGCTCCATTGCTGAGATGGATATCGGGGATTCAAACCCCGAAGCTCCTGTCGGCACCACCCTAGCCCTCCTTGAGCGGTCCATGAAGGTGATGTCTGCCGTGCAGGCTCGCGTTCACGACTCACTTGGCAAAGAGTTTAAACTTATTGCTGAGGTTGTGAAGGAGTATATGGGTCCCGAGTACGAGTATGTCGCTTCAGATGACCAGAACACTCCTGTAAACCGGGTTCAAGACTTTGGCGACCCGGTTGATATCATTCCTGTGTCGGACCCGAACGCCTCCACAATGGCCCAGAAGGTCATGCAGTATCAGGCGGCGATGCAGCTTGCTCAGAACGCGCCTCCGGGCATGTATAATATGGAACTTCTCCATAGGCAGATGCTCCATGCTTTAAACGTGCAGAACGTGGATCTGATCATCCAAGGTCAGGCACAGGCGGTTTCTATGGACCCCGTGACCGAAAACCAGATGGTTATGTCTGGCAAGCCAATAACGGTGTTCCTTGAACAGGACCATGATGCCCATATCAAGGTTCATACCGCGTTTATGCAGGACCCGATCTACCAGCAGTTTGTGTCGCAGAGCCCGAATGCTCAGGCCTTCGTCGGGGCCATGCAGCAGCACCTTGCTGAGCATTTTGCCTACTCTTATAGGCGTCAGATTGAACTCAAGCTTGGTGTGAGCCTTCCCCAGATTGGTGAGAAGCTTCCGCCGGATGTCGAGAACGATATCGCGAAACTGGCCTCCGTTGCCGCTGACCGACTTCTCCAGCAGCACAACGAAGAGTCCAAGGCCGCGAAGCAACAGCAGGAGGAAAATGACCCGCTCACAGTCATGCAGCGTGAAGAGCTTCGTATCAAGGACGAAGCGGTCAAGGTCAAGGAAAAGCAAGCCGAAACAGACGCCAAGTACAAAGAGGACAAGATCCTCTTGGAAACGGCTAAAGTGGTCGGTCAGACGCTCTCTTCAAATGCACGAACCGGAGGCAGGTAATTGAGCGAATTCTTTGTATTGAAAGGGAAGATCCGCCAAATGATGAACGATTTTGCAGATGATCTTGCCCTTGGCGGGGCTCAAGACTTCCATCAGTATAAGTATATGACTGGCGTTATTGCTGGTCTTGCTATGGCTGAGAGGGAAATACTTGATCTTGAAAAGAAAAACAAAGACGAAGACTGATTTTGGGTTTGAGTATTCTTTGATATATTATGGGCTTACACCATAAAGGTGGCCATCGCCGAAGGGCGCAACAACGTAGGAATACGCATGTACTCTGAGATCAAGGTTTCGAAAGAAATCCTTAATAAGCTTCCTCGCCCCACAGGCTATAGGATTCTTATTGCAGTGCCGGAGGTCGAGGAAAAGACCAAGGGCGGGATCATCCGACCGGATGTTCTGAAAGCCAAGGAGGAAACGGCCAGCATTGTTGGTCAGGTCCTCAGCATGGGGCCTGATTGCTATTCAGACCCCGACCGTTTCCCCGAAGGCCCTTATTGTGAGCCGGGAAGTTGGATCATGTTCCGTGCTTATTCCGGCACACGATTCAAGGTAGGGGGCAAGGAGTTCCGCCTGATCAACGACGATAGCGTTGAGGCGATCCTTGATAATCCAGAGGGGATTGAGCGGGCATGAGCGACACAGATAATGAAGCGGTTGGCCCGGAGTCCGACAAGATTGCGGACACGGAAACCGATCTTCAGGTAGAGATCGTAGACGATACTCCGCCTGAAGATAAAAATAGGCCCCGCCGTGCTGGTGAGCCCGAT